TTGCCGATAATGCATCCACCATCTTTTATATTAACGGAACCCAGGTTGGGTCTATCGCATATGGCGCTGGAGGAAATACACACAATGCATGGGGAGGTTGGCCAAATCAACCGTTTGGATATGTCGCCAATTTATTCTATTATAACCGAAAACTCAGCCTTTCTGAAATCACACAACAATATAACTTCTTAGCACCAAGATTTGCATAATATCAGGCATTATTTTCTTAGATTACTTCTTCTTAACGAGTTTATGGCAACTGAATCACGCGTCCATTTACATGTCCAGCAAATTCAAACACATTTACCCATTCCTTCCCAAACTGCTCCGTCGGCACACCAGCCACGGCATGTTCGGCGAGGCCGATGTAGAGGCCAAAACCATCCCACCGTTCACATCCGTCCTCCGTTTCAAAAATGGACCGCTTGTCTTTACCCACAACCCATGTCCAGAGCAAGTTGAAGAGCGCGGATGTCGATGCCTTCACGACCCAATCCGCCTCACCATACAAGGACGGCTCCTTACTCAGGACCGCGCCCCCTTCCACTGCCTCTGGATTCGTATAGAATAGCGACCGCAACGCACTACAGGAAAACAACGCCAGGTCAAATGCACGGTTCGGCATACGCTGCGGCTCGTCATCACATATCATTGCACCAAAATTATACATGCCCGCCGCGTCATTAGAATCATAATAATCACTACTAATCATCTGGACCTTGCGCTCCGCACCCATGTAAATCGCACGGCCGAAATCAATCACCTTCAATACCCGCCCATACGTCGGTACCCTATAGTGCTTTCCACTGGGACCCCATTTGTAATACAGAAATTCTTCATCCGTTTTGGTCCACAGGATATTATTTGTATGAAGGTCATTGTGTGTTAGACCGAGCCGTTCCTGGAGAACCGCCAGGGCAGCCACAATCTGGAAAATCCAGGCGAGCCACAATGTATCGCGCTCCGCCGATTCCTCGCCACACTCCTCTAAATCCGCATCCAATACACCGTCCTGTGCCTCTAGGAATGTAATCAGAACCGGCATCTTGCGAAGAATTGCATAACAATTATATTTGTCTGTAAGCGACTCCTCTGATTCAGACCCACCATCCGCACTATAGGGTTTGTGTGAACGACCGTCTGGTGCGGCGTTGGGAGTCGGCAGCTCCGAGGCGGAACTCGCCACGGAAAAGGACGTGACACTTTCTAGGTCGGCTGCGGCTAACATATTATTGTCGGCAGACCCTGATTCAACATAGACATCCACTTCATCCACGACGTCTAGGTCTAGAGGGGCATCTTCGGCTTCGTCTTCATTCTCTTCCCCTTCTTCCTCTTCTTCTTCATCTTCATCGTACGATGAAATCGTGGAAGTATCCGTCAGCGCATCATCGTCTGGCCGAAATAGCTCCTCCAGCTCCTCTTTACTCAGCACTCGCCCCCCATCACGTTCCTCCAAACGAATGTCATACCAGCCGGCATCATAGTTCGCCCAAAACCAACGGCGGAAACGATAATTATCAAAATCGGCATCCATGTCATACTTATATTCCTCCGCAAACGCTCGCACTGACCCCAACCAACCCACATAATGTGGCACACCGCCCTCAATCCCTATAGTGTTCGCATAATGATACGCAATGGCTTCTGTATAAGCCTTGTTATGATGGAATCGTAGCGCTCCGTGGCCAAATTTCCAAAAAGTGGAGGATGGAGTGTCTACATACCCTTCATGACTTTTCATGAAGTTCTGGGGGTCCAGAAGATGTACGGTCTTCATATACATACGAATCGGCTCAGCTCGTTCCGCAACATGAAGTACGGAGTTTGAGACATCAACATTCTGAATTGTATATGGCTCCGCCAACGTCTCCCCCTTCTTTTTCGGATATAAATGCCCCACTGCGGGGTTCTCATCATTCAAACATGCGTATCCTGGAATCGTGTATGCAATAGAGCTCCGCACCGGTCGTGTTTTTAAAGCCGGACTTTTTACAATAGAGGCAGCCTTTTGTTGCGTTTTCTTTGGCGGCATATGGAGTTCCTAGATGTTTTGCGCTTTCTTCGCGCTTATATTTAAACGCATTTAGTATTAGGAATCGCATCAATAAATGAACTTCAGTGATTATATCCGATTTAAAAATAGTGTCGCAATTGCCGGCCCACTCTTTCATGGATGTTCATGCACAGAAAGTGGAGGCAGTGGTGGCGGTGGTGGGGCAGGCGCTACAGGCCCAACAGGTCCTGCTGGCCCTGCAGGTGCGAATGGTGCAACTGGACCAACTGGTCCTGCAGGTGGCGCGGACTCATATTGGACCGAAGGACCAACAGGAACAATTTCCTATAGTGGAAACGTAGATGTCAGTCTAAATTTAACAGTAAATGGAAATTTCTATATTGACCTTTCGGCAATGGATGCGTCCGGTGTGAGTCAAGGCACAAATCTGGTTTTTTATAATCCAACAACAAATCAAATTCGCTACGACCCTGTTAATTATTTAGGGGTTCCATTCACTTTTGCGAGTGGTCTTGCAGGAGGATTTACAATTAACGAAAACTTGGGAGCATCATTTATTGATTCTACCTTACTTACATTCCCATACGATACAAAATTATATCCAGACATTATTCTCAATTTTAGTTTAACGGGTACAATGGATGATGATTTATCTGGTATTCGTATTGGTGTCGCAATATTAAATGATAACGGTGGTTCTCCATTTTTAGTAACTGGCTGGCGTTGGGGATTTGAAGATGTTTTAACAGGTCCTTCATTTACAAGAACTTTTACTGGTTTTGGTGGACCAAATATATTTAGTACAACAATTAATGACTATTTTTCGGCACTAAATACCGGTGGCCCTGGCCCAGGTGGGGCGCGCTTATGGAAAGGAGCACAAATTCGTGTCTTAGGATTTATTCAAGGCCCAACTGGTCCAACATCGTCCATTATTAATGGCGGTCGTTTCGTTTGGTCAATGATGCCCGCCGCATAAATACTATTTTATACTTATCTATAGAGATAAATGAGTATAAATACAAAACTTCAAAATTACAGTCAATCAATCAAAGGTATGGCAAATATCTATAAGAATGGCAATCCAAATAATCTTTCTTTACCAAATTTGGAACTTTCTGATGTAGACATAAGTGGACTTATACAAACAGATATTTCTAAAAAAAGAAACTTATCCGATACTAGTGCAATTAATACAACCCCAAAACTTGAAAGTACTTATACAAAATCAAATACAACTGCCCTTCGTAAAACATCCAATCTTAATCATGATCTTGAATACCAATATGTTCATAGTGTATCATATAATTATAGAGAAACATCCTTAACAAATATACCAAAATATACAACAACAAATAGTTCAAAATCGGCGCATACCCTATAGTGCTACTCCCCATGTTTACACTATAGAGTATATCTCTATTATGCGTTTAACATTCAACCAAAAGAAAAAATGAAACCTATTAAGTCAAACACAACCCTATGTCGCACATCAAAATGGATGCCCAGTCCGTGAAACTGCGCAAATTCAACATGAAGGATGTCCAACAGGATTCCGTCGTCGTCTTCATTGGGAAACGTCGTACTGGTAAATCCACACTCGTACGCGATCTTCTCTGGCATCACCGCGACCTGCCCATGGGAACTGTCATCAGTGGTACCGAGGAATCAAACAGTTTCTACGGTTCCATTATTCCGCCCATGTTTATTCATGGTGAATACAGCCCGGCCGTGATTGCGAACTTCGTCAAGCGTCAGCAGCTCATTACCAAGAAGATTCGTGATACCACTGGTGTCGGTGTTACTCAGACTGGAGCGGTCATACCCCGTGGCGGCCTGGATCCGCGCTCCTTCCTCATTATGGATGACTGTCTGTATGATAACTCCTGGATTAATGATAAGAACATTCGCTACCTCTTCTTGAACGGTCGTCACCAGAAAGTGTTCTTCATTATTACTATGCAGTACCCGCTTGGTATTCCCCCAATTCTTCGTACCAATGTGGACTTTGTTTTTATCCTGCGTGAGAACTTCATCAACAACCGCAAACGTATTTTTGACAACTTCGGCGCGGCGTTCCCCAGCTTTGACTTCTTCTGCCAAATCATGAGTCAATGTACGGAAAACTACGAATGCCTCGTCATCAATAATACGACCCGCTCCAATAAGCTGGAGGATATGATCTTCTGGTACAAGGCGGATATGCACCCCGAATTCCGTATTGGTGCGCCGCAGTTCTGGCAACATAATGCCGTCAATTACCGTGTGAAGGAGGAGGAGGATGTTAACCTCTACTCTGGCGAGGACCGCCGCCGCAATGCGCCGCTCATTCAGGTCCGTAAAGTCTAATCCCTGCTGGTATATAATACCAACCTTGGATTTCAAGGCAGTGTAATTTCCATGAATAATTCCTACAGTTTAAACTATAGGGATTATTTAGAATGAATTGGTTCATTATTGTTCTTGTAGTAATCATTGCGGTTCTTGCACTCACTGGCCAGGTCGCACAGGTTCGTGTAACTAAGAAAATGCTCCCACCTCAATCATGCGGCCGACAGCTGGACGGTCCTTGCCCCAACGGAACAAAGTGTGTGGCCGGCTTCTGTGCCGTCACGGATGAACCGAACTTACCGCCAGTGGACCCCGTCAAACCAAATGGTTCTGACCTGGTCTTTGACCCTTATGGTGAAGCCCCCAGTTTCTGTGATGAGGGCCATTGCTAACTACCCCCTTAACCACTCACCGACCCACCTCACTCTATACGTTTTAGGAGAGGAGTAGGTCCTCCATTACGCCCAACGACTTGATAATAAGCACCGTCTCTTAAGTCGCGCAACTTTACACCATAATCTTGTTCATAAGGGGCGGAATAATAAGCAAGGTCTCGCCGATCATCTTCACTATAGTTCTCAAATACGGCGTATACTTGCGCATCTTCGGATGACTTGCGAACCCAGACCTTCGCAGCATATTGGCCAACAAGAGGCAATCCCCCCTCAAAAAACCGAACCGTCGGCATACCATGATATGCCGGCACGTCTCCTTCCACTTCCACATGGATTGTTCCCTTTGTACAATAAACACATACAAGAGTATCTCCACTATAGGGAATGTAGTTATCCGTTACCTCAACTACAGTATCACGAGCTGTCCCTTTTGACTTGAAGAAGCCCTGGCTATTAATTTCATACGTTTTTGTTTGCATTTTATCCAGGGGGGGGCGGGGCAATGTTATATATAAATGATGCCAATTCTTTAGACAGATACAATAATTAATGAACTAATCCCTATAGACACCTTTTTCAAAAAAAGGTGTGCCAAAAACAATAATACTAATCCCTATAGTGAAACACTATAGGGATTATCTAATTAGTTTGTTATTAAAACCCATCGCCGCCTGCGCTCTTCTTTGCAGCCTGGGCCTGTGCCATCTTGCGCTGGAGAACAAGGTCACCAACTTCATCAAACATGGAACCGCCAGCACTGCTGGCACCAGCGCCAGTGCTAATACCAGTTGCAGCAGATGCACCGCCAGTGGACGCGGAGGATTCAGTTCCCATAATGGCACCAGGACCGCCCTCACGGAAAGCACCAGTATTACGAAGATGAGGATTGCGACCGTAGAACTCCTCGCGCTTGTCCTGGTTCTCATTATAGGACTTCATCAGCTTGTTGAGTTCATCGTTGGCATACTCCTGCTCCTTAATCTGACTGGGACTCGGGTCCCAAGGAAGCCACTTCCCAACCGCGGCCATAAAGATGTTGTGGAGGGGGTCTTCCTTCTGGAGCTTCTTCGCCCGTGCACCGGCCTCCTCGGCAGTAGGATAGGATCCACGCACCTTCAGGCCACGCACTGAGGTCTGGAACTGATTGGCAGCATAGAACTCGTCCTCCAGCTTTTCACGGTTCTTGTACATGAAGTTTTCATAATCTTCCTTAATCTTTGACTTGTTGATTTCGGCGGCGTTCTTCTTGACGAAATCGCCATACAGGGTCAGCGCATCCGCAACCTGGACACGCGAGGCAAGAACAATATCACCCTGTTCCTGAAGACCAGCATTGTAGAGCTTGTCGGCTTCCTTTCCAAGACGTTCATTATAGGAGTTGAAAGTGGAGGCGAGGAAGTTTTCAAGATTCTTCGTCTTCCATTCCACTTCATAGTTCTTCAGGAAACGCTCAAAAAAGAACTGATCCTTCTTGTCAAGCACGTTTTCAGGGCTAATGAAACTCAGAAGGACAAAACGCTGACTGGGGATCTCACGATCCTCGTCCAGGAAGTCAGGGTCAGCGGATGCGTTAGCGCGGGTGGATGCGGTGGCACTCATTTCTATAGTGTTCTAACTGTTGAATACCTCCGGTCTTTACGCACTTTTTTTCTCGGTCCTGGGTATAAGGAATCAATTCAAAATGGACGGTGACGGATTTATCATGGAACTTCTCTACCGCGCAATTAAGTATCTCATTGAAGGTCTCGCAATTGCTGTTGCAGCCATCTTCATCCCCCGAAAGAGCCTCCCAATGGACGAAATCATTACCCTTGCCGTCGTTGCGGCCGGTGTCTTCGCCATCCTGGACTTCTTCGCTCCCAGCATCGGCATGTCCGCCCGCTCTGGTGCCGGCTACGGTATCGGTTTCAACCTCGTCGGCTTCCCTGGTGCCAAGTTATAGACTAATTAGTCTATCCTAAGATTACACTATAGGAATTATTCAATTAATAATTCATATAGTTCAATTTATGAGGATGCATTCACAAGTTCTCCATTCTGCCAATAACTGTATGTTGGAGAGTATGTCCCATGTCCATCACGTTTGAAAATCTCCACACGGCGAGTGGGATATCGCCGTGATGCTGTAATGGCGTCCGTTTCCTCAGTATACAGAAGCATGTCCTCCCATTCAAATCCATCACCGACCAACATATACAAGTATTCCATTTTAGAACTTATACATAAGTAGTGCAAATCCTTTATGTCAAATCCAATAATCCCTATAGTGTAATTTCTGGGGGGGGTTATTTACGATGTCTACATGGGTATGTTCGGTACATCGGTTTTGACATACATCGGATCAGGACACCAGGACATCAGACCAGGACATCAGACATAGATTCGGTTCCAAAAAACCGATGTACATACCCAACATCCGATGTATGACAAAATCCAAAGTAAACATTATAGGAATGTGATATTCAATCATTCCTATAGTGCTCGGCTTATAGCTTCTCACAGCCCCCCTAAACTGTGGGAATAAACTGCCACCCCATGTCAGCACATATCTTCTCCCATGTCTTGTCCTGGACATACAGCTTGTCGCGATTCTTCAGCAGCTGGAGATTTTTCAGGAATGAATCCATTTCCAGGAGCTCACAGAACTTGTACAGGACATAAGGGTACGCCAAGAAATTCCGCCGGTCCTTGGGAATGTGTTTCTGGAACGACGGCTGAATTTCACGGAACATGTGTCTCAGCTTCTCCTCCGTATCACGGTCAATAATCTGGGCTGATGTTCCATTCAGTCGACTGAGAATATAATTCGTATGGTCGTACAGTTTATTCAACTTCAGCTTCTTTAGAATCTCACGCAGCCGCTCATTGGTCAGCTTCGTCATGTCCACGACGCGTTGCTTCTTCAGCTCCGCCTTAATCAGATCAAAGGTCCCCTCATCAATTGCCGTATTCTCCTTTGCCTGGAAATGCGCCAAGAGCTCATTGAAATGATTAATACGCTTATAGGCGTAATAAGAGGATTCACATGGAGGGTCCTTATATGACGGCCGGTCGCTGTCAATCAAGATAAATTCACTATAGTTACATGCCGAGCAATACAACATGGAATCATTTACGGCAAAAATCATTTCCTTGCCGCATTCTGAACATGTGCCGAGCTCGTCCTCCAACGCATTCGTCGTCTTCTTCACATAGGCAGGATTGATTTTCTGGAGATATTTTTCCAGAAGTGTTTCGTTTTTCCCCTTCCCCCTCCCCTTTACATTCCAATCCGAAAGTGTTTCTGGTTCTTGGGCAAGTGTTTCAAGACGAACATGTTCATCCGCATTCCCTTTAGTGCTTGACCATATGGCATCTTCTTGGAAACCGACTGTTGCTCCACCAACATATTCAGATGAATCTTGTGCGGATGCTTTTTGTAATGCACTGAGCACATCACCTGGCTTTGCTTTCACTTTCTTACTGTAGGCACTTTTTTCTCCCTTTGAAATCGCATTCTGCATTTCATAGTAGTCAAACAAGAGTGGCCCCGTTTTAAGAAAATAATCATATATGTTGTCATCTCGTGTCTTCTCATCAATCAGTTTCTGAACTTTCTCTAGACGAAGCTCCAGTTGTCCGCGAACGATTTCATCGGTGGATTCCTCAATTTCCTCGGCAAGCGATTCGTATTCTTCCTGGAGTTCACTCAAATCATTTTTTTCAGTGAGAATTTTTCGTACTTGAAATTGATGAATTGTGTCCAACGTTGACTTTTCTTCCGTGCCGGCCTTCTTTGCTTTTATAGCTGCGGAGTTAGAACTAGCACCAGTACCAGAGCCAGAGCCGGTGCTTGAGCCAGAGCCATTTGTCTTTTTTTTGGGTTCAGGAGCGGGTACACCAAATACACGTTTTGGCTTTGCTTCTGACATACTCGTGAGAGGAACTCTAACTACTTAGCACGCAAGGGGATTTAGGCCCTTCCATCGTTATTCTAAATGCGTGAATATATACTTATTCTTGAATGTCTCCCGTCATGTATTTATGGAATCACAATTAAAACACTACCTATAGTGTAAATCAATGGAACGCACTATAGGGAACGGTTTTAAAATCCCGACTTTCGTGTGTTTTTCCAGAATTTTTTCTGGGGGTAAGGTATAAAAGAAAAATGACTTCTGGTGGTTTAATGCAGCTCGTTGCATACGGCGCTCAGGATGTCTACCTCACTGGTAATCCCCAGATCACTTTCTTCAAGCAGGTGTACCGTCGCCACACCAACTTTGCCATGGAGTCCATTGAAAACCCTTTCAACGGTGCCCCTAACTTCGGCAAGAAGGTGACCTGCACCATCCAGCGTAACGGTGATCTCATCTACCGTATGTACCTCCAGGCCACTCTCCCATCGGTTTCCCTCGTTGCCGGTACTGATGCCTCTGGTACCCAGTTCCGCTGGCTCAACTGGCCTGGCCACAACCTCATCTCCTCCGTGGAGATTGAAATCGGTGGTCAGCGCATTGACAAGCACTACGGTGAATGGCTCCACCTCTGGAACGAACTCACCCAGGAGGCCGGTAAGCAGGCTGGTTACGCCAAGATGGTCGGTAACGTCCCTGCCCTCGTCAACACCCTCGTCATCAACGGCTCTGGCTGTGATGCCGACTGCGGTGCTGGTATCCCCAACACCTCTGAAGAGTTCCTCAGCTGCTCCCCTGAATACACCCTCTACATCCCTTTCCAGTTCTGGTTCAACCGCAACGCCGGTCTCGCCCTCCCTCTCATTGCCCTCCAGTACCACGAAGTTCGTATCAACCTCGAGTTCAACGAGCTCCGCAACATGTGCTGGGACTACGCCGTCTCTGGGCTCCACCCAGTCCGTGACCGCGTCGCCGCCACTGGCCTCGTCGCTGCCTCCCTCTACATTGACTACATCTACCTCGACACTGATGAACGTCGTAAGTTCGCCCAGGTCGCCCACGAGTACCTCATTGAGACCCTCCAGTTCACTGGCGGTGAATCCATCACCTCTTCTTCCAACAAGATCAAGCTCAACTTCAACCATCCTTGCAAGGAGCTCGTGTGGGTTGTCCAGCGTGATTCTTTCGTCTCTTGCTCTGATACCATCATCAATGAATGGAAGGGGCAGCAGCCATTCAACTTCTCTGATTTCTGGGACCGCGCCGTCCTGGAATCTGGTTACTCCGTGACCCGCATTGAAGGTATGGCCGGTAAGAACCCTGTCGTCGCCGCCCTCCTCCAGCTCAACGGTCACGATCGGTTCTCCATCCGTGAAGGCCGCTACTTCAACGAAGTCCAGCCTTACCAGCACCACACCAACGTGCCTGCCACTGGTGTGAACGTCTACTCGTTCGCCCTCCAGCCTGAACAGCACCAGCCTTCTGGTACCTGCAACTTCTCCCGTATTGACAATGCGGTCCTGCAGCTCACCATCTCCAACAACGCCGTCGGCACCAACGTCTCATCCACTGTTCGTGTCTACGCCACCAACTACAACGTCCTCCGTATCATGTCTGGTATGGGCGGTAAACTTTACTCAAGCTGACTCATTCAGCTTGTGCTATGCCGCCAAGAGTACTACGAAAAGGTAGTGCTAGTTTATATGGGTTTGTTAAAAAACAAACAAGCAACATTGTCAAATTGCGGGAAACTCGCGTTAGACACACAATACCGCCTTGGAACCGAAAGGTCCGTCCAAGCGCACCACAGGGAAACTTGTGGGTATGGTAAGAATTTGTGTGGTAGCGACAATCCGCAGCCAAGTCCTAAGGGCCTCAAACCTATGGATGCAGTTCAGAGACTAAATGGCAGTGGGCTTGCGACTCAAAAAGTCGCCGGCTTAAGATATAGTCCGTCCACCTGGAAACAGGGTCCACAAGAGGAATTTGATAACTTCCATATGGTTATCAAAGGAGAGCTTGTGGGGATTCAAGCAATTGAGTCTGGAACCAACGCTGGCCTACAGCTCTTAAACGAGTTGTGTGTTAAGTTTCACATTTTTACTAATTATTGTTTTATGTATTTAGTTAAAAATGTTTTTATAAAACATTTTTAATTTCTGCGACCCCTTAAAATTGAATCCAATCAATCAATCCCTATAGTGTAAAACTTATAGGTAAAAATGGAAGAACCTCCAATTCCTGAAGGATATACTGTCCTTGAAAGAATCGCCGGCCATATTATCAAGCGCGCACCAGGCGCTGGCAACGAGGCAAATTGGGGCTACCGAGCGCAGGACCAAAATGGCTCTGAATGCGCACTCCTATATTGTAATCCTGGGGTATACACTATAGTGGATTTAGATATGTTGGAAACTCTGGGTAAACATACATGGTGTATTATGAAAACTGGCTATCCAGGTGCACATATTACAATGGGAACAAAACGTACCATGATTACAATGCATGCCTTCCTTATGAATCATAGCGGGCATGGCAAAGGACAGACATCAGTGGACCATATTAACCAGAATAAATTGGATAATCGTATGGTAAATTTGCGGCTCGCCTCTCAATCAGAACAAAATGCGAATCGTGGAAAAGTTTCTCGTAAATATAACGCACGTGAACTTCCAGAAGGATTGACACAGGAAAACTTGCCGAAATTTATTGTATATTATAAGGAAAAGATTTATCCTATTACAGAAACAAATAAGGACAAACGTCGCGAATTCTTCCGCGTGGAAAAACATCCCCTCCAAAACTTGAAAGCGGCGGAACCGGCGGCATACGCAGATATGATTAAAGTTAATTGGGCAACTTCAAAAGCGGATGCGAAAACAATTCCTGAAAAACTGGCGGAGGCAAAAGCCTATTTGGAATTCTTGAATAAGATGTATGAGAGCGTGAAGAAGTAACCCCTACAGTGCCTCCCCACAGCCTACACTATAGAGATTACTCCTCTGTCTTTTTCGTTTCGTATCCTCATTATTGCAGAAACACCGCATTTCTCAACCCAATCCTTATAATCTTTACAATGCGTCGGTTCATTAAATTTATCATCAAGTGTTTTACCATATTCTTCTCTTTCATCATCAGTTAAACTATCATGAATAATTCTCCAACAATAACTTACATCAGAATAAATTTCAGATACCTCCTCATACTTCAAATATGCATACACAATTTCTTCATAACAATGATTCCATTTTTTTTCATGATCGTCTAATATTTTCAACGCTTTGAATTTACTCTTGGTGTTCCTCTTTTCCGCCCCATTTGTCCGTTCTAGAACAAGTTTACACTCTTTGATATAGACGGCCAAATCCATTTTCATGAATTGTATATACAGTATATTATACAATTATATAATTCTCAATTTTTTTTAGCCAAACAGTGCCCGATTTTTCTTTGTACTCTCTGTCATCCCTATACTAGCATCCAAGTCCTCAGGATGTTCCAGGAAATACGCCAGCGTTTCCACACGACACATGTTGTAGAACGAACCCGCCGCATCCAGCTCCTTCTTTGCCTCAGGCGCAGGAATTGTCAAGTCGCTCTGGAGCCGAAAGTACCACACAACCCTCTCTTCCATGTGCGCCGCCCACCGTTCCTCCGCCGCCACGTCCTTGAAGATAAACCGAAGACCCCCATGGTCACGCAACATACGGTAAATGTATGTCGCATTCACCTCCATGACAAAAACATCACCATTATCCACCGAATTATAAGGCATGATTTCCTATAGTGTAGGCTGTGAGATGGCTTTAGGATGTATCGTTGAATATGCACTATAGGGATTGGGTCTAAGGTGTGTTTATAACTACAATTCAAAACAATATGGGGCGAGTACCTACTCTTTATTTTAAATGTAAAGTATTACCTGAGTTTACTACTTTCATAGAAAAGAATTATTTTGATATGTTTTATGATGAAAGATTTAAGAGTGAAATATTTGGTCTTGAAGAAACGGAAGATACATATGATGTATATGATTCTGATGATGAATATGAACCTGAAGAAGAGAGAAAAGTATATAGAAATAAAGTTGTAAAAAGTGTTGCGAAGGGATGGATTGAGGAATCCGAATTAATTGAATATGAAGAACAAAAAAGACAGAAAAATGAATTTGTAGAAAAAGAATACCCAAATTTACCAAAATCATACAAGGATATTATCGCTATATGGAAAAATCTTAAGCTTGGTTATGAATTTCGGATTTATGAGTTTGATGGAGTTGTTTTTGAAGGTAAAATAGGAAAATTAGCAAGAGATTATAATGGAATTTTAACACATACATATGAAACATTTTTACATGATATTCTTGTGTATATTACATCTGAAATTATGGAATGTGAAATTGACAGTGATGATTATGAAGGTAAAACATATTATACTGATTCTGAATTAAGAAAAAAATATTTTATTCTTAATGATAAAATTAAGAGTATTGAACATACCTTCTCTGCCGACGGCTCAGAAATTGTGGAGACTCGTGTTATCTATAAACATTCCATCCCCAAAATCCAATTCTTAGACTTGGACCGTTCGTATGGATTCAAACAATAAACCACCGAACCCTGCGGGTCTAAGGTCCATCCTCTTTACGAAATGTAGTATAGAACTCATGGAATTGCCGAGTCCTCCTCCCGCTGGTTTCCGAGTGGAGTCGGTTGCCGAGACCTCGGCTGCCAATCCGGCCTACGCGGCCTACGACGAATCCACCAACATGCCATGTACTCTTCTCTACGCAAACCCAGGGGCATACATTATAGTGGATGCCGATGTTGAACTCCCTGGGGCCGAACATAACCCGTCCTGGTTTTTCACATCCAATGGCTACGCCGCCGCACATTATGACGGCCGAACACACCTTCTCCACCGCGCACTCCTGGATCTCGGTCCAGAGGAACATCGTGCTGTCATTCATATTAATGGCGACCACGCGGATTGCCGTCGCTCCAACCTCGGCTATGCTTCCCAGACTCAGCTCAACCGTCGGCGACCGAAGTCCGCGGTGCGTAAACAGGATGCAAAGCCCCTCCCTCCTGGCATTGTCCAGACGGACTTGCCCCGTTATGTCTCCTACTATCATGAAAAGTGCTACCCCTTCAGTCCAGAGAAGCCCCGTTATCGCGAGTTCTTTCGTATTGAGCAACATCCCCTACAGCTCGCCGTAGCCGCGGGTCTGGTGGACGATGCCCGTGTACAGCCGATCTACGCCTCCTCCAAGGCCGCTGCCGTGCCCATCGCAGAGAAACTCGCCCAGGCACAGGCCTACGCAGCCTCCCTCAAAGAATGGATGGACGGCTATCCAGACCTCCTGGAACGCCTGGCGCATTATACGGCGGTACAACCGAAAGCGCCCTCAAAGAAAAAGAAGGAGCAAAGAAATGAACAAGAAGAAACACAATAAAACAAATCCCTATAGTGTAAACCAAATGTAAACCCACGGAACGCACTATAGGTGTCAATGTGTTGTAAAATTCCGATTAGATTCTTCATAAGGGTGTCCCTTAATTTTATATACTTGTTCTGAAAGAAACATGTATATAAAGCCCGACTGGTGAGGCGATAGATTATGTCGGCCTGTAGTATAATAAGTGGGGGAATGTCAACCATTGCGAGCCCTACTGACCTCTCAGGGCTGACAATCTGGTTTGATGCCAGTTTTAATCTTACACTGGATGGCTCTGGAAATTTAAATACATGGTCATCACGGCAAGGTGCAGGAACAAGTCAAGCAAGTATTGAAAAACTTACATCTTCAGATATTTCAACTCGAAATACACATCTTATTAGTAATAGTCTGATTACTGGTAATGCAAGTGGTACTGCTACTTGGCCCGCAGATGGAGGATTTTATGTTGGATATAAATTAAAAACTCCAGTAACTATAACGCCAAATATTAAATACAATAATGATACAACAATCAACAAAAAAGTTCTACAGTTTGATAATGCCCCAATTAAATATAAAAATATAAATACTTTTTTTTCAAAATCGTCAACAACAACATATTCCTATAGTGCAACTTATTTAGTAAAAATGAATTCTACAAATAATGCATATTTATGGAATCCTGTTACATTAAATAATAGTAAAATAGAAAATGGTTCTCAATCCTTATTTAAAAATAATTCACAATCATTAGAAATCGCGGTTGATTCTGCTGGAAATACAAAAGATCAACTATTAAATTATTTTAATAATAATTGGTTAATTTATACAATTATTTATGACAATATTTATGATTCATCTAAAAAAACTACAAGAAGAAAAAGAAAATATTATGTAAATGGTCTTAATGTAAGTGCAAAAGATATTACAGATACAAATGTGGCACCTGCTGATTTTATAGTTGCAAATAATACATCAAATATATCATATATTGCTAATATATCATCTACTATTACACCTTATAATAATTATATCGCATATTCTGGTACATTTTATGTACAAGTAGGAAATAATAGAATTCCCCAAGATGGAAAATATACTACAACAACACCTGGTAATTATACAAATACTGTATTTGATATTAGTGGTTTTAGTGGTTCTATTGCCGAAATCATCTTCTATAATGAATATAAGACCCCTGATGACCTCCGCAAAGTGAATGATTACCTCCTAAATAAGTGGGGTAGCTCCATTATTTCACCTCTACCCACTGCTCCGCCGGCCATTTCCCAGGTCATTTTCTTTGAAGACAAGACTCTCCAGCAAAACATTGACCAAACTCTGGAACAGCTCTTCCTGACAAATACTATAAAGATTTATCCAAGTGAAGACGCCGGTGCAACCGAAATCACTGACATTGCGAACATTACCCACAACACCACCTATAATGTACGCTATCAGATTACTTCCGCGGTGAAGGGCGCTATTAATACCAACATCAAGAAAGTGAAGTCAACTGTCGCAGGCCCATATGCATTTTCCTCTACAGGCACAACCACTGCTCTTTCTCACACTGCATCAGGGGGTGCAGCCACAGGTTTGAACTATAAGTGGTATTTTGATGCGTCTAGTACAGTGGTTGCTACAAGTGCGAACCCATCACTTGCCCTGAATAATAGTCTTCTTACAAAGTTCATTCCTACAGTTGAATACACCGACACGAACTACGGTACTTTCTCCTATGACCTCACCTCTGCGACTGTCGTTCGTCTGGATAAGGTTATCCCTACCGTACAATATCTACCAGCAGAGGGACAGTCTTTTACTATTGCAACAGATGCATCGCTAAATAGCACCGTTGTTGGTGCAACATATCAGTGGTTCAAAGACAACACACCTATAGTGGGAGCTACGGGTCTTTCATATACAGATAACTCTTGTACAGCGACGGATAGTGGTGATTATAAACTCCAGATTACATATAATGGAACCACCTATGATTCAAATACTGCGCGTGTTGATGTAATTAGTTCATTACCTGATAATATACAAAAGAGTTTTAGTGAAACAGTTTCAATGTCAATTCAACCAATATCTGGGGCAACTTATGTATGGGTAAATTCATCAAAGATAGAAGATGCGGATGTCATTACCGCAAACACAGATTGTTCATATTCATTTACATTGCCAACATCAATTTCATCGTCGTCAGATTTAGCATCATATTATAAATTATATCGTGTAAAAGTCACAAAGAATGGGGTATCTGGATATTCAAATCAGTGCTGTGTTTCATATTATACATCAATTACCCTTTCAAAAGGGATTAGTGAAATACTTTCTATGCCAAATCCAAATAATAATAGTAATTTGCCAAAGTATAAATTATTAGATACGACACCAGATGGGCGTTTAGTTTTTATAGATGATCTTACACCGCGAAATTTGTTTGTTACAGAGCCAAATTATGTGAATCGTACATCAATTGACAAGGATATTCAATTATATCAAATACCACCACCACCAATAAATGATGGCACCTATAATTCATCAAGTACCCGAAATCCGCGATTAATAAAATATTATGGTCAAGCTAATTCTACCGCAACATCAAATGGGTTTTTATTTCTAGATGGAACACGAGCATATAGTGGAGATGGAAAATATATGGCAATTATATGTGTTGGTAAAATCGGATACTCTACAGGAGATAGAACATCTGAAGGATCTACTGACGCACAATTTATACAAATGTATAAGTTAGAGGGAACAACAATCACTACTGGTCAACAATTAATTATAGGGTTTTCAGGCACAGATTCGAATGGCAAAGCTGCATTTTATTTTAATAATACACAACATGTAGTCAGTTCTAATGGCAGTTGCCCAATGTTTATTCATATGTCAAAAGATGGAAGTTGTATTGGGGTTGTTTTAGGGTCTTATAATAATACTACAGGTTATAATAAAACTGTATATCTTTATAAGAAAAATGGTGGTGTAGACACATGGGGGACAGTTAATGAACCGTCTACTGCTACATATAGATGCGGAAATGTAACTCAAACATATTCAATTGTATATTCATATGATAATATTGCAATCCCTTTTGATATACATGGTGTATGGTTAAATTCTGATGCATCTGTAATTAGTGTTTCAAATAAAAAGCGAGACCAGACGTCTGGGAATCGTAATTCATATATTTATAGATTTAATTCAGGAACAAATTCATATGCTCGTGATACCACATTGGAAAATAATATTACAACTGAATTGCAAAAATTGGTAAAACAAAATTCAACTTCAACGGATCAACCAGACCAACAAGCATATTTATATGATTTTTCAGATGATGGAAACACTATAATTGGTGTATCTTATGTTGATTCTACATTTTTTTATAGAACAAAACGTTATATTGTATTTTTATCATACAATTCTTCTACAAAAGCGGTTGGTTTGAAATATTATTATAATGTTCAATCACTTGGATATGATATCCAATATACATCAGATGGAAATTATATGTTAACTACATATAATCAGGATCCAACAGGAACAGATAAATATATTTACAAAATCCCATCCTATTATATAAATAAACCAAATTCCACTCTTGGTTCTAATGCAAGTTCAATAGCAACGATTGATGATGAATCTACAAGTGCAGGTTATTTTAATAATGTTTACGTTTCAGAAAAATCGGGTGTTAAAATTAGTAGTGATTATAATGCATGGTTAAATAATGGAAAAATAGTTATTTTCCAACGAGATGTACAAAATAATCAAAAATTAATTATTAAGAATTTCCAAGATAATTTACAGAATGTTAAACCGGTATTGTCTGATACATCTATAAAAGAACAGGCAACGCAAGATGAAAGACGAACTGGTAACAAAATATATATACACGATATAATGAATAAAATTTTTGGAGATTCATATAATATACAGAAAGAGGGTATTCTTTTGCGGGTCGCAAATATAAATGCGATAATCAATAATAAATCTGTACCGGTTGGTGATTGGAAAATGTTTGTGGATGCATGCCCATATTCAAATACTCCAAAAACAATGACTGAAAGTACAACAACCGCGCCAAGATATCCAAATACTCAGATATTATCGACGTCATATTCATCTTCTGGTACGGGTAAAGATAAAGATAGATGGTATATGTTCCGTAATGCATTTAATAATAAAAATGTTTCTACAAATGAGTTAT